CCAAGCAGATTCTGGTTTCCGGCGGCAGCGCAGCCAAGCCGAACTACATCGACTTTCCGGACGCGAAAATCATTCCTGCGGCGAACGCGCCAGCGGGCAGCGCGGGCGGCGGCTGGACCTATGCCTCGGGGCAGTTCACAGCGACCTTGCGCGCGGGCACCAACAATATCGGCGCAGGCTTACAGGCCATCCCCTCGACCGGCGCCGCGGCACAGTTCATGTTCGAGCTGCCGAAAGACTGGGACACTGCTTCGCAACCCTACCTCTCGATCTTCTATGGCTCGGGCGCGAACACCTCGGGCACTGTCATCTGGACGGTTTCAAGCGCCTGCTCGAAGCAGGACGGCAGCGTTTCAGATGATGCGGCCTTTGTGGCTGAATCGGCTTTCGCCACACAGACGATGGCGGTTGCCAATCGCGAGTGGGCGCAGAACGGCCAGTTCGTGAACATCACTTCGGGAAATAACTGCATCCCCGGCTCGCCCGTGATCGTGAAAATCGCACTCTCGGGCACAGCGGGCTCACTCATCAATGCGTACCAGGCCGTCATCACCACCCAGCGGCTTCTGACGGTGCAGGCCAACTAACATGAAACGCCTTTTCCTCGCGCTCCTCCTGCTCGCGTGCCCACTCTTCGCGGGCTATAGCAAGATCCGCCAGGGCACCATCGACCATACGCAGGCCGGAGCCTCGAACTCGACCAATTTCTCGGTGCTGGTGAACATCACCGCTACCGATCTCAAAACGGTCGGGAACGGCGGCAGCGTCACGAATGCGAGCGGCTTCGATATCGTCGTGACGTCCGACGCGGCCTGTTCGACGGTGCTCCCGTTCGAGCGCGTGCTCTACGTCGCGACCACCGGCCAGCTGGTGATGTTTTTCCAGCAAGCGACCCTCTCGCATACGGTCGACGGCACGGTGTACCTGTGCGACGGCAATGCGGCGATCACGACCGATCAGAGCAATAAGACCGGGACCTGGGACTCGAATTATGGCGGCGTCTATCATTTTCAGGAATCCGCGCATCCGTACAACGATTCGACGACGAACGCGAAGAACTCGACCAGCGGCACCGATCCGAGTCAGGTTACCGGGCTCTTCGGGAACGCGCAGTCGTTCGTCGCTGCGAGCGACCAGCAAATCAACTTCAGCTCCAGCCCCTTGCCGGGTTCAGAAGGGAGTGACTTGTGGACGATTTCCGCGTGGGTGAAGAAGCCGAACAGCACCGGCAACACAGTCATTTTTGAAAGCCGCACGTCGGGCTCTCCTGGCGGACCAATTTTCTACATCGCAGGTTCGACGGGCTTTGCGACGGGTTTTTTCGGCCCCAGCGGTCCAAGCGTCACAGGCAGCACGAATCTTGAGGACAATGCTTGGCACTACCTCGTTCTGACAGGGGTTGAACTTTATGTGGACGGAAGCCCCATCGCTTCGTGGACGATAAACCAAAGCAGTTCAGGCACCGCCATCATCGGAAATTCTTATGCGACTGACTGGACAACCTTCACGATGCAAGAAGCCCATGTCTCCAGCATCGCCCGTTCCGCCGACTGGGTCACTGCCGAGTACAACAACCAGAAATCGGGCTCGACCTTCCTGACCTTCGCCGCGCCCGTCACGCCCGCCACAGGCGGCGGCTTCCCGATCGTAATGTGACGCGCAGAGAACACCATGACAGTCCTCGATTTAATTTCACGCGCGATGCGCCTGCTCGGCTGCATCAACATCGGCGAGAATCCGACTGCGCCCGAAGCGCAGGACGCCTTGCTCGCGCTGAACGCGATGGTGGACGCATGGGCCACCGAGCGCCTCATGATGTTCACGACCGCGCGCAACATCTACAACCTCGCGCAAAACCAGCAGGTGTATCAGATCGGCCCGCTCGGCCCGGACTGGATCGCGCCGCGGCCCGAGTACGTCGACGCGGCGGGCCTCCTCATCACGAACGCCGACCCCACCCAAGTTTTAGAAGTGCCGCTGCACGTCGTGCGCACGGATAAAGAGTGGGCGCGTATTCGCGCCAAAGGAATCACGTCGACGATCCCGACGAAGCTCTACTACGACCGCGGGTACTCGACCGGCACGGGCAACCTCGGCTCGGGCAATGTGGCGGTGTGGCCCATACCCACCGTTGTGAATCAGGTGGCGCTCTACACCCCGACGATCGTTTCGCAGTTCACGGGCTTGACGCAAACGCTCTCGCTGCCGCCCGGCTATGCGCGCTGTCTGCCGTACAATCTCGCGATCGAGATGGCTCCCGAATTCGATAAAGAGCCATCGGAGGTCGTGGTGGCGATCGCGATGGCGTCGAAAGACTCCTTGAAGCGGGCGAATTTGCAGCTCGACTTTTTGAGGACGGATCTGCCGAAGGGCGAGCGCGGCGGCGGGACGTGGGATTGGCAACTCGGGATCGAACGCTAGAAATCAGCTCACATCATGGCGCGCTTCGAAGGCTTCCTCGGCCCGACCTACCAGGGCCGCGCCCAAGCCGCGGACGCCGAGCGATCCATCAATTTCTTTTTAGAGAAAGCGGGCTCCGAGGGCGCGGCCGGGAAGAGTCCCGCCATCCTTTTAAGCCGTCCTGGCCTCGCCACCTTCGCGCAACTCGGAACCCTGCCGCCTCCGCCGCCGCCTCCGCCGCCGCCGCCGATCATCACGAAAACCATCCTCACCGTGATCGGCTCGTACGTGCCGCCCACCGGCGGCAACGGCTATTTCGTGCATCTGGCGGGCGCGGATTTTCCCATCTTCGCCTCGAACGAACCGCCCATTTTCCCCAACACTCCCTCCACCCCGCGCGCTCTCAACGCCGATATCACGGCGGCCTCGATCTTCAATCCGGCCGCCGGAACGGCGGCCGAGATCGCCGCGCTCAACCTCGATTTCTACATCAATCCCGACCCCGGCGGCGTGGGCTTCGGGTACTTCTACATTTACGAGGTCTACGTCACGACCTACGATGGCTCGACTCCGACGGGCATCTGGCGTCCGACCGCGACCAATTGGGTTCCGGTGTTAACCGGCGGCACGTTCGGGACGCCGCAGGACTCGGGCATCCTCACGAACCCCCAAAACGCGATCGACGGCAATACCGCGACCTATGCCGAGATCCAGGCCGGGCCGTGGGGCGACCTGACGAATCCGAGCCAGCTGTTTGTCAGCGGCTTCGTGCTCGAAGCCACCGTGCCGGGCATCCCGCCCAGCATCTCGAGCTTTACGGCGAGCCCCGCGACGATCGCCTCTGGAAACTCGTCGACGCTCGGCTGGGCGGTCTCGGGCGCGCAGAATTTATCGATCAGCGCCGGCGTGGGTCCGGTGATAGGCTCTTCCGTCTCCGTCTCGCCAACCGATGGCACCACCTACCGGCTCACGGCCTCGAACGCCGCGGGCTCGGTAACGATGGATGTCACCGTGGCGGTCACGGGCGCGCCCGGGCCGCCCGTCGTCTCGTCGTTCGCCGCGAGCCCCGCGGAAATTACTTTGGGCGGCTCGACGACGCTCTCCTGGGTGGTCACGGGATCGACAAGCGTCTCGATCAATAACGGCGTGGGCGCGGTCGCGGCCTCCGGCTCGACGACGGTTTCGCCCGGCTCGACCGCGAATTACGTTTTGACCGCCGTCTCTTCGTCGGGCGGGACGGCCACGGCGAATGCGGCTGTCACCGTGCTGCCAAAGGCCTCGCTGCCTCTGATCTCGAGCTTCACCGCGAGCCCGGCATCGATTACGGCGGGCGGCTCGAGTCTCCTCGCCTGGCGCGTGAATGGCGCGACTTCGCTCGCGATCAATCAGAGCGTCGGAGACGTGACGGCGCTTGCTTCAATCGATGTTTCGCCGAGCGCGACGATTACCTATCAGCTCACGGCGACGAATGCAGCCGGAAGCGTCACGGCGAATGCCACGGTGAGCGTGGCGGGAGGCGCCGCGCCGCCCGTCATTGGAAGTTTCACGGCCACGCCGGCGACCATCCAAAGCGGCGAGACGGTAACGCTGGCCTGGTCGGGCGTGACGGGCGCGGTGGATCTCTCGATTAATAGCGGCGTGGGCGACGTGACGGGGCTCCTCTCGATCGCGGTGACTCCCGCCATCTCGACCGAATACGTGCTCACCGCCACCTCTTCAGGCGGCTCGACGGCGTCCAAAAATATCTTGGTCGTCGTCGCGACAGCGGGCGGGCTGCGCACGATGGGTCCCGAGCCCGGCCTGCAATTCGGGCGCGTCGCCGCGGGCTCGGGCCTGACGAACAGCCAGTTCGGCGACACCGTGGCCGGACTCAGCTCGACCTGGAGCGGCGTCGCCGGCCTCGTGAGTCCGGTTCCGTTCATGAAGTCGCTCGATTTCATTTTTCCCGATTGGACGGACACCGGAAACGACACCGCGAACAGCGGCCAGTATCTGCCGAGCTCGCTCGTCTCGCCTTACTTCATCACCTGTAATGGCGGCCTCTTCGCGAAGTTCAGCGTCAATCCCACTTACAACGTGCTGAACATCGCCGATCCGAACCTCCAGAAAGCCTTGCTCGATCCGGTGACGGGCTGGTTCGTGAGCTATCTCAGTAAGTACGGCCCGAATCACTCGACCGGCACCCCGGTCGATGCGGCGCATCCCACGACCTGGACGCTCGACGGGTACTCGTCGAACTTCAGCGCGCTCCTGAACCCGAACGGCGGCACGTTCGTTCCGGACGCGCCCTATCCGCAGAACCGCGCGGCCTGGTATGCGGCCTGGAACGCTTTCTACCTATACGCGGTCGAGCACTGCCCGATGATCCGCTTCGCGCCGCATATCGGCTCGCTCGAAGACGCCTCGCTTGGCACCTTCCAAAGCATTTACCAGAACTGCCCCATGCTGATGAAAGAGCCGTTCTTCATCAACAATCTGGGCAACCGGGCCGGCCTGGTCTTGCAGATCCTGAACCTCTACTGGTTCGCGAACCTGGCGCCGCGGCTGTTTGCGAACGATCCCGCCACGCGCGTGGTGCTGTTCGGCTGCTGGGCGGATAAGCTCGTGGGCGGCACGATCGTGGGGCAGGACTACCACTCTTCGCTCGCGCTCTATCTGCTCGCGCGCGGCCCTAATACGTTCTTCGATTTATTGACTACCGTAGGGAGCCAGCAGCCCGTCGATCCCTCGATTTGGCTGCCTACCGCCGGGCATCTCGGCCAATCGGTTTCGGCGCCGGTCCTGCTCTCCGGTTCGGGCGCGACGAGTTTCTACCGGCGCGATTATCCGCATGGCACGGCTTACTTCAATTTCGACACCGCGACCCATACGGCGACCCCGCCCGCGGGCTCGACCGACTGGCTGGGCAATCCCGTGACGCTCGTGACCTTGACGAACGGCACGGGAGAAGTGGTCTGGGGGCCATAGCGCGATGAGCAATACAGCAGGAGTGCAGGCGCTTTACGAATCGAACGGGCGCGCCTGGGCGATCGCGGCGGGGATCTTCTACGAGCTGGCGGCGAACGGAACCGCGACGAACATCGGCACGGTCGGAATGGGCGCGGCCGCGATGTGCGCCTCCGAAGGCCAACTGCTGATCGTCGTCCAAGGCTCGGGCTTTCTCTTCGATCTCACCTTGAACACGCTCTCCCCGATCGCGGCGGCCGGGTGGATTCAAGGCGCCGCGTTTCCGTGCTTCATCGACGGGTACTTCATTTGCCTCGAGCCGGCGTCGCAGGAGTTCTTCATCTCTTCACTGAACGACGGAACGCAATGGAGCGCTCTCGACTTCGGAGACGCGGAAGGCGCCGCGGGCAACGTGGTCGGCATGATCGCCGATCACCGGCAACTGTGGCTGCTCGCGACCGATCACGCGGAAGTCTACTATGACTCGGGCAACGCCAACTTTCCCTTCACGCGGCTCGAAGGCGCCTTCATGCAGCAGGGCTGCGCGGTTGGCGCGACGGCCGCGAAGGTCGACAACACGATCATGTGGCTCGGCTCCGATGAGAAGGGCGACCGCATCGTGTGGCGCGCGGCGGGCTACACCCCGCAGCGCGTCTCGAATCATTCTGTCGAGACTTTTTTGCAGAGCTATCCCGTCATCTCGGACGCGACGGCGTACTCCTATCAAGAGGGTGGCCACACCTTCTATCGCATCGATTTTCCGAGCGCGCCTTCGATCTCGGGCGCCGCGGGCCTCGGCGCGACGTGGGTGTACGACGTCGCGGCGGGGATGTGGCACGAGCGCGCTTTCTGGAATCAAGGCGTCTATCAGGCGGATCTCGCGAGAACGCATTGCTTCGCCTTCGGCAAGCACCTGGTGGGCGATTACCGCTCGCCCATCGTTTACGAGCAGTCGATGAACTATTCGACCGACGCCGGGCCGTTCATCCGGCGCGTGAGGAGCGCGCCCGATCTCTCGAATGGCGGAAAATTCACGTTCTACAGCGAGCTGCGCTTGCTGGTCCAAAGCGGCGTGGGGTTATCCGAACCGCCCGGGCCGGGCTACGATCCGCAAATCATTTTGAAGTCTTCGAATGACGGCGGGTTCACCTGGGGCAATGAACGCCCGGTCTCGATGGGCAAGCTGGGCGAATACTCGAAGCTCGTGCGCTGGCGGCGATTGGGAAGAAGCAACAACCGCGCGTTTCAGGTGATCTGCTCGGAGCCCGTGTTCGTGGCGCTGATCGAAGCGGATCTGGACGCGAGTTAACATGGCCGTCACCATCCAGCCTCCGCCGCTGCTGGCCTCGACGGCGGCTCAGGGAGGCCTGGCAAGCCGCGACTGGTCGTTCTGGTTTACGCAGGCCTTCCAGGCCATCCTCGCGTCGATCAACGCAATCGAAGGCAACACGAACGGAATCGGCGGCCTCACGACGACGCTCGACCTCGCCGTGACGAACCTCGCCACCTTGCAGGCTGCGCTTACGGCCTTACAGGCCGAGGTCACAGCCGACGAAGCGCTGATTGCGGCGCTTCAGACGAGAGCGACGGCCGACGAAGCGCTGATTACCGCCTTGACGGCCCGCGTGACGGCTCTCGAAGCGAAGTTCACGGGCGCGATCACACACACCAGTCCGAGCTTCAAGTTAACGAGCGGCGGGGCGAACGGCTCGCAGACGTTTACGGCGGGCGTGCTCACCGCGGCGGTGGATCCGACTTAATGACGATGCGTCTCGAGCAGGGCCTTCACGACGTACCAAAGCAGAACGAGCGCCACAATGAAACCGATTTTCGCGGCCAGCCGAAGGCGCTCCACGCTTCTAACGTCTCTCGTTCATAAAGGCGCGCGGGGAGACACCCGAAGCACGCAACTGGCAGTATCGCTCGACAGTCAGGTCGCGCCGGGTTTTCGCGTAAGGAGCCATTTCCTTGATGAGGGCGGCCGTGCGCTGCGATTTTTCGAGCGCCTTGTGGCGGGTCATTTTGAGGCTGCGGCGTAAATCGACGATAGTGGCCTGGGCGAGCGGCTTACCGCGTCCCGGCAGGGGCAAACGCTCCTCCAGGCTGGCGAAGCCTTCAAGAAACATCTGGTAGGGGCCAGGATCGGGAAGTGGCTCTTCGGTGCGGGTCTCGCGGCGGACCAGCAGGGCGAGGCGTTCCCGCGCCCACTCGATGACCAACTCCGATTCCGTTTCGAAAATGAAATTCACGATTTCGGCCTCATCAGCTCGGGGCTTGCGGCGCGCTGCCACAGCAATGATCTGGCGGAGTTTATTTGTGTTCGATTCAGTCATTTCGGTTTAAGCGTTTTCGTCTGCAGTTTTTTGAGAATTCGCAGACATACAGGTTTCGATTTTGCGGCTGCAGCGGCCGCGTTTGCAAGGCCCACACGTACCAAATGATCCGCTTCGAGAGAACCCGCAACCTGGAGCTCGTTCGGAGCATCATGGCCCGGCCTGAGCTCTACCGATGGTTGGCTGACGATTTTTACCCCGACGCAGCCGACTTTCTGCCGAACGCGGACGAGTCGATCTTCTATCTCGTCGCGTTCGACGGAGACGAGCCGCTCGGGCTTTACATCACGCACCCGATCAACACGATTCTGTGGGAAGTGCATCACGCGCTCCTGCCTTCGGCGTGGGGCGCGCGGGCGCTCGCGGTCGGGCGGGCCTTTGAATCCTGGCTGTGGGAAAACACGCACGCCCTGAAAGCGGTGGGCTTCACCCCGAGCTGCAACAGGCTCGCGCTGCGCTACGCGCGGAATCTCGGAATGCAGGAAGCGGGGCGCGTGACGAAGTGCTACCAGCGAGGCTTCGAGTTGCACGACATCGTGATTTTGGAAAAGCCGAGACCGGCTTAACAAGGACAAATTTATGGCTATGTTCGCGGGCGCAGGCATCAGCGCGGTCGGAAGCCTGATCGGCTCGGGAAAACAAGCGAGCGCCATCAAGAGCGCCGCCACGACGCAGGCGAACGCGGCGAAGTACGCGGCCGACCTGCAATCACAGGCGACGGCGAATTCGCTGGCCTTCACGAAAGACGTGTACGGCAAGGCCGCGGGCTACGAAGCTCCTTATCAGGCCGCGGGTTCGAAAGCCATTGGAGAGCTCGGCACCGGGACGGCGCCAGGCGGCGAGTTCAATTCGACTCCCACCGGCGATCAGGTGCTCGCGCAAGATCCCGGGTACCAGTTCCGGCTCGATCAGGGCCAGCTCGCCTTAGAGCGCGCGGAGGCGGCAGGCGGCGGCGTGGGATCAGGCGGGGCTTTGAAGAGTGCCGCGCAGTACGGCCAGGACTACGCCTCGGGCGAGTACGCGAATGCGTACAACCGCTTCATGACCACGCGCCAGGCGAACTACAGCAATTTGGCGAACATCGCGAATTACGGACAGCAGGCGAACGCGACTGTGACCAACGCCGGCACGGGCGCGGCTTCGAATGTTTCCGGGACCTCTCTCGCCGGCGCCGGAGCGCAGGGCAACTATCTGACACAGGGCGCGAACGCGACGGCCGCGGGCGGCATTGGAGCGGCGAACGCGTGGGGCAATTCGCTCTCGCAGATCGGCACGGCCGCGCAGCAGGGCCTCGCGGCGTATCAGCTCAACCAATCCGGGTACGGCGGCGGCAGTCAGTTTAACGGCGGCGCGCCACCCAATTGGGCCGCCTATAACGCAGGCTCGACGCCGGCCGGCTACCAGGACGCTTACGGGAATCCAATCCAATGATCGACCCAGAAATTCTTCTTCAGTCGAAGCCGGTTCAGATCGAATCGCCGCTCGACGCGCAGACGCAAGCGCAGCAGGTCTCGAATCTGCGCTCGCTCGGGCAACTCCAGCAGGGCCAGATCGCCATGCAGCCGGGCGAGCTTCAGGCGCAAGGGCTCGACATTCAGGCCAGGCAGCTGCAGATGCAGCGGACCCAGGCGCTCAACGAGGCGTACCGGCAGGCCTACACTCCCCCCAGTCAGGCTGGCGGCGCGGCGACGAACTCCGTCGTGAAGGACGCGTCCGGAAACCAGCTTCCAGGCGCGCCGGCGTACAACGGCTCAGGTGGCGCGAGCGGATCATCCACGCCGGGAACCACGCCGGGAATCGACACAGGAAAGCTCGTCTCGGCACTCGCTATGGGTCCCGCCGCTTCGAGCATCCCGGAAATCCTGAAGGGCGTAAACGAATTTCAGAAATCGACTGCCGATCTCGCGGCTGCCAACACAAAGGCGGCGACCGACCAGGCGGACTACGCCGGCGGCGTCGGGGCCACACTCCAGAAGGCGCAAAACGATCCACGCCTGTTCCTGGTGTTGGCGCAGCACGCCCTCGACGCCAAAGCAGTCGATCCGAAAGTAGTCGGTCCCCTCATGAATGAAGTAGCACAGGCGCTCGCTCAGGATCCTTCTGGCGCATCGGCCACCGCGCTTACCAAGCAGATCGCCGATCACTTTGTTTCTCAGAGTCCGGCACAACAGAAACTCGCTAACGAGTCGATGACGGCGCAGGGAGCCGCGGCGCGCGGGACGGCCGCACTTCAGACTTCGAATCGTGAAGCAAGCCAGCAGGATTTCACTAATGCAATTTCGGATCTCGCCGGGAGGCCGCCGAAAGACGCTGCAGAATACCAGCAGCGCGTCGGAGCGCTGCTGTACTCGACGGCGAGCCGTATTCTCGCGGCCGTTCCCGTCGCCAGCTATGACCCGCAGCAATCCGGCCCAGTGCTCCAGAAGCTGGGGATGACGCCCGACCAGCAGGTGACGACGGGACAAGCTGCGGCGAACGCGGCACAGAACGCGGAACACCAAGGCGTCGAAGAGAAGCAGCGCGGGCAGCAGATCGGAATCGAAGCCTCTAACGCGGCTACGAATCGCGGCCGGCTCACTCTCGAACAGCAAAAGCAGGCCGGCGCGGCGGCGCTGAATCCCGCCCAACTCGCTATCGCACAAAAGCTGGCGACGGGCGATTTCAACCCCACGCTGCTCGCCCGCTTCTCGGACAAAGAAGCCATCATCAATGGCGCGATCTCGATCAACCCGAACTGGACGCCGCAGGCTTACGCGACGAAAGCGGCGTTTACCGATCCACAGAAGCAGCAATCCAAAAACCTGGGCACGATCTCGCGCATCGTGGGGCACATCGGGCGTTTCGAGCAGAACTCGCAGCAGATGGGCACCGCGCCTGCCTACGCGCTGGGGGTGAACGTCACGGGCGGGCAGAACGCGCTCAATAACGACGCGCACGCCATCTCGGCCGAGCTCGAAAAACTCGTCTCGGGCGGCGTCGGGACCGAAGGGCAGATCCAGGCTTGGCAGAAGGGCTTGCACTCTCCGATGGCGCCAGCACGGCAGCAGTCGATTGACGAAATTTCGCAGTTGATCGGCTCGCAATACGAAGGCATGAACCAGACCTACAAGGCGGCGAC